CCCGATGCCCCAATGGGAGAGCTGGTTTCCAGCTCTTCCAAAAGGAACTTGGATGGACTTGAAACCTGAAGAATTGAGTCAGAAAGAACGAGCATTTTGCAGGATTCTATCTGATAAAAGGGGCCTTCCCTCTGGCGACTTTGTCACCAAAAAGGAGGCTCTCGAGAAACACCTGGCGGCTCTTACCAAAGGTAATAGCCTGACCAAGGATTCCCGGGAAACCCTAATCAACTACTCAGAGATAGCAGCATCGGAGATTCTCCGATGTGTCCCGGACCACTGGTTCAAAACCAAGTCTGGACATGTATCTGTTTCGAATTCGTCGTGTTATGAGGCCACTAGGTCGATGGGAGGGAAAAGGACCTGGGTCCTTTCCTGTCTCAAAGCTTGGCTACTGGAAGCTCCATTGGAGCCCAGCAACCTTGTTCTGCCTAGTGGTGAACTTATCGTTGAAATCAGCGGTGTTCCAAGATGGAAGACCGTCAAACCCCCTGGGTATCCCGAAGCTCGGGACCTTCCAGGCGGGCTAAAGACCATCACAGGACTCTTCACTGAAGACTTCGCCGATGGCGAGCAAGAAAGAGTTGGATTCCAACTCTTTTCATGGTCCTTCTTTACATTGTGTACAGAAGGGTACTTAAACAGAGATGGGTCTCCCACTGGGAAGCCTATGCCTGTTACTCGGACTGCTCTTGGAGAGCCCGGGTGCAAAGTACGAATTGCCACCAAATCTAAAGCTGCTTTTGTGGTTTATGGCCAACCATTTGCTCACGCAATGCGTGAGCTCCTGGAGTCCCACCCTGCCCTTAGGGCAGGATTGGGATCTGGCTACCAACTCCATGAGTGGTTGAAGCTTTCCAAAGGAAAGCCTCTTCCACGCTATGTTATGGTTGGTGACTTTGAGTCAGCAACCGATAATATAGAACATGAAGCTGGTATCATCTCGATGGACTGTTTACTCACAGCCCTTCGATGTGACAGAAACTCATATGCAAAGAATTACATAAGACTACTTTTATCTCCAAGGGAGATAACTGAGAAAGGTGTTGTAACAACCACCAACTCAGGGTGCCTTATGGGGGAACCAGGAACAAAGGTTATTTTAACCTTTCTCGCACTAGTAGCAAATTGCTACGCTCGAGAATCAAGTCCTGGCCCCCTCTTTGCAACAGCAGGTGATGATCAAATTGACGCCGATGACAACCTTGAGATTTTGGAGCGGTATGCAGCAGCCTCGAAGATAACCACTATGGTTCCTTCGATGGAAAAGTGGGGAGTGTTCCAATACTCCACACTCTACTGCCAACAACTCCTTGATGTCAGGGAAAGCATGGAGATCTCTGTCCCAAAACCCAGATTACTTTCACCTGAGACAAAATCATCCCATGGGGATGATGAGATTAACCCTTCCTTTGGAAAGGCATCTCAATTGTCAAGGGAAATGTCATGGTCCCCCTATAAGGACCTTTGTAACTCTATGACCCTCATATTTCTGAGAAATATGAAGCGGTATATCGAGTACAAACCCGAGCTCTTCATTCCAAGGGAATGGGGAGGGCTTGGGCTGACAGGACCGAAAGTTGATCTGGTGGCAAATATGCTACCAATGCCCCATCGGAATCTAATTCTCCACAGAGAACGAGGTTCAGAGAAGGCAGGTAAAATACTAGCCAGGTGGTCTACATCAAGAAACTTTTCCAGAGGAATAAGTCTCGAAGATGAAGACGAACCATTGGGTGAGCTCTTTGAATACTTGCCACAGGCAAGTATCCATGATGTTACCGACAATATGCCGGTTGAAACCCGTTTCCGTGAACGCTTGAAGCAAGCCAAACGGGAAGGGTGGATTCCAGTTCACGATTTGCTACGAGCAATTCGTGAATCACGTGCCTACGCTTCGATTTGGGACCCCGCAAATGAGAATATCTCACGAGGGTACAAATCGCTCCCATGGGGAGAGCGTACCAAACGCATGCACGCTGCCTCTCTTGACCTTCCGATCCTAGACGGGAATTTCCCACTAGGACCACGATGGCAGGAGTGTACAGTGATTCTAGTTGAAGAAGTTGGATTCCAATTCTCAACAGAAGTTGCAGGAGAGGAAGAGGGGGAGATCGTTGAACGCATGGAGATCTTACCAGGGGTAGGTTCTCATGCACAACCTCGACTCTTCTTACACTATGATAATCATAGACTTCTCACGAATGCTACCTCGCGATAACACCTCTAGGAGAAAAGATTATTGAATCTCACTCAAAACCACTTCCTTGCTAATCCAACACTCAGTTAGCAATACTCGTGAGTTGAGTTTGATAAACTTTCTCAGTTTCTTGCTAAGCAATACTCCTCCGGTAGTCAGCCG